GGCATCGACGAGCTCGGCGAGCAGCTGGTCGGTCCCGGGGCCGGTAGTTGCGCCCGTCGCTGCCGTCGGGGCGGCGTCGAGCCGGGCCGTCGCCGTGGGGGTGGCCCGCACGCCGGTCTCGATCTCGGAGGAGACGCGACGCAGCGTGCTGCGCAGGCTGGGCAGCTGCTGCTCGAGCCCGGTCTGCAGGCCCTGCATGATCCAGCCACCGGCCGGCACCAGGAGCGCGAGGTCGTAGGCCTTGGGGCCCTTGTGGTCGGCGATCCACGAGCCGATGCCACCGACGAAGCCCTTGACCTTGTCGAAGCCTGCGCGCAGCCCGGACAGGAACCCGTCGAGGATGTTCTTGCCGGCGCTGACCAGCAGCCGGCCGGTGCTGCCCAGGGCCCGCAGGATCCGGCCGGGCAGCCCGCTGAAGAAGCCGATCACGCCGTCGATGCCGCGCCCGACGGCGGCCCGGGCGCCCGCGAGCGCCGAGGAGAAGAAGCCGGCGATGCGGGAGGCGAGGGAGGTGACGGCGGCGATGGCGCGCCCGGGCAGGGCGGTGAAGAAGCCGACGACGGCGGAGACGCCGGCGGAGACGATGGCGCGGGCCCGGTTCCAGAGGTTGGTGAACCAGCCGACGACGGCGGACACGCCGGCGGAGACGATCGCCTGGGCGCGCGACCAGAGGTTGGTGAACCACTGGGCGACGCTGGTGGCGAAGGACGAGATGCCGGCGGTGATGGATGCCCAGACGCCGGAGAGCCAGCCGACGACCGAGCCCCACACGCTGTGGAGCCAGTTGACGACGGTGTCCCAGTTGGCGATGAGCAGCACCAGCCCGGCGATCAGGGCCATGATGCCGACCACGATCCAGGTGATGGGGCTGGCCAGGAGGGCGGAGTTCATGGCCCACTGGGCGGCCGCGGCGATGCCGAGGCCGACGGCGAGCACGCCGAGGGCGATGGCGAAGCCCTGGATGACGGCGGGGTTGGCGGCGAGCCACTCGCCGAAGGCCTGCAGGCTGGGCATGATCGCCGTGAGCGAGTCGCCGAGCGCGGTGAAGACGGCCGAGCCGAGCGGCTCGAGCGCGGCCATCGCGTTGTTCTTGACGATCTGCCACTTCTCGGCGAAGTCCTGGGTCTCGGCGCCGACGCCGAGGATCGTGTCGCCGGTCGCGCCGACGCCGCCGACCAGGTCGTCGAGCGCGAGGGTGCCGGACTGCACGGCGCCGACGAACTGTGAGGCGGCGCGGGTGCCGAAGATGCCGGAGGCGAGGTCGATCGCCCCGGCAGTGTCGCCGGACTCGATGAGCGACTCGATCTCTCCGGTGACGCGCCGGAAGGCTTCCTGCGGCTCCTCGCCGTCCTTCGCGAGGGTGACCAGGCCCTTGCTCATGGCGGCGAGGGTCTGGGTGGAGTTGATGCCGGCCTTGTCGAGCGAGCCGACCAGGGACACGGTCTCGTCGAACCCGAAGCCCAGGTTCTGCATGGCCGCGCCGTTCTGCTGGGCGGCCGCGGCGAGCTCGTTCATCCCGACGCCGGTCGCCTGCGACACCTGGAAGAGGGTGTCCATGGCGCCGGCGACGTCATCGCCCTCGATCTTGAAGGCCGAGAATGCCGCCGTGGTCTTGGCGATGTCGACGTCCTGGCCGAGGATGCGGCCGGCCTCGAGGTACTGCGAGGCGACGGTCTGCAGGGTGTCGCCCGACAGCCCGAGGCGGGTGTTCAGGTCCGCCACGACGGGGGCGATCTGGCCGTACTCGGCCGGCACCGTCTTGCCGACGTTGGTGGCCACGTCGACCAGCCCGTCGAGGGCGTCGCCGGTCGCTCCGGTGCCGACACGAATGGTGTCGACGACGTCGTCGAAGGTGGCGCCGACCTCGTACAGGCCCTTGCCGATCCCAACGAGCGCCGCACCGGCGCCGGCGGCGGCGAGCCCCCTGGAGAGCGCGCCGCCGAACCGGCCGCCGGCCTTTGCCCCGGCCTCGTCGCCGGCCGACTCCGCGGCCGGGACGAGTTCCTTGGTGATCGCGCCCTGCGCGCCAGCGAAGGACGGCACCAGGGCGACGTAGGCGGTGGCGAGCTCGATCGCGTCTGCCACGAGATCACCCCCCGTTGAACCACCAGTCGTCGAACTGCGAGATGGGGATGGGGTCCTTGCCGAACGTCTGCGTCTTGTCCTCGACGCCGGGCCGCTTGACCGGCTTGGGCCGCGGCGCGTGCGGCTTGCCCTGGCGCTGCCAGTTGCCCTCGTTGACCGCGTCGATCAGCTGGGCGAGCAGGTGGTCGGTCAGGCCCCACTCGACGTCGTCGCCGAGCACCGCGCGGGCGACGGCGGACGTGCGGGGCAGGTTGGTGACGACCACCCACAGGTCGCGCCACGTCAGCCGCTCGGTTCCGAGGTCGTCGAGACGCAGGCCGCGGGTGATGAGGTCGTACTCGACGGCCTCCCCGTGCTCGTCTAGGAGCCGGAGGAGGCCTTCGATTCCCCCTGGGTGACCCCCGAGTCCTTCTGCCAGGAGGCGACGAAGTCGTTCATCTCCTCCTGGGTCATCTCGTCGATGACCGCCAGGTCGTCCTCGGTGCCGACCGCCTCCAGCGCGGTGAAGATCTGGTCGACCGGGCCAAGCTTGCGGATCCGTCGGACGAGGCCGGCCTTGAGGTGCTTGTACTTCGGCAGCACGATCTGCGCGCCGGACGAGGTCGTGTAGTGGAACTGCTCGAGCGCCATGTGCGGGTGCCCTCTCTGGTGCGGTGCGGGAGCCGGTAGGTGGTGCAGCGGGGCGGGCGCGGGCTCCCGCACGGATGACGCCCGCCCCGCTGGTCTCAGGCGGCGCCGAGCAGGCGGCCGTCGTCGGTGTAGATGTAGATCGAGTTGCCGTCGGCGTCGGGGTAGGTCGACAGGGTCACCGGCAGGGTGATCGCGCCGGACTTCACGAAGGTGATCTCGCCGGTCTCGGTGACCTGGCCGTCGGGCGCGACGATGAGGATGCGGTTCGTGCCGTCCTTCATCCGGAAGACCCACGACTTGCGCGGCATCTCGTGCGCGCCGATCTCGACCTTGATCTGGCGGCCGTGCTCGGCGGTGGCCTCGGTGACGAAGACGTGGTCGTCGCCGAAGGAGTTCTTCAGCGACTCGTCGTTGACCTCGAGGTGCGCCCAGGCGAGCGTGCCGTTGAAGGTCTCGAGGATCCGGCGCACCAGGGCGCCCGACCAGTCCGTGATGTCCGTGGTCGAGCGCTCGGGCGTCAGGGTGACGCCGTCGGGCCCGACGTAGCCGGAGCTCTTGAAGGTCGGGTCGAGCGCGTCGACGGCCGACGTCGGCAGGGTGACGCCGTGCGCGGCGGACAGGATGGCGCCGGTGGTCGCCTGGTCCGGCGCACCGACGAGGACGTTCTGGGCGTTGACACCCATAGTGATGCCCCTCTCAGGCGATCTGCGGGAGCCCTGGGGTGGGCGGAACTACGCGGCCGTGCCGCGCACCGCCACCTGGTAGGTGGCGGAGTATCGGGCGTGCGTCGGGTTGAGCGGGTCCGGGTCGAGGTAGAGCCCCGACAGCTCACGCACGTCGTAGACCGGCACGTCACCGATCACGCCCTCGCGCTCGGCGGCGCCAATCAGGGCGCGCACCAGCTGGGCGAGCTCGTGCGCGGCACCCGGCGTCTTGGCGCGCGACTCGCACGTGATCTGCGGGCGGTCGATCACCAGTGAGTCGGCCGGGCCGCCGGTGCGGCGCACCAGCACCGACTTCGCCGGCAGCGTGGTCGGCAGGGTGGCGGCGAAGGCTTGCACGCCGGAGATCCGCGGCGGGATGCTCTCGGCGAAGTGCCGGCGCAGCAGGTCCTCGACGTCGGGGAAGACGATGAGCTCGGCCACCGCTACCTCCCGGCGTCGATCGCGGACGTCAGCGTCTTGTCGACCGCCTCGGCCCGGCGCGCCTCGTAGGTCGCCGTGCGCACGGATGCGCGGGCGCGGTTCGCACCCACCCGGGCATCGGCCTCGTGCCCCTCGCCGGCGGCCGCGGCGATCGCATCGGCGCGCCGGGCCAGGTCGTCGAGCACTGGCTGCGAGCGCAGCAGGGCCCGGAAGCCGGCGGAGTTCATCTCGATCCGGACCTTGGTGGCCACGGCTCACCCCTCCCAGTCGATGAGCAGGAGGACGGTGTGGTCGAGCGCGCCGGTGGCGGACGGCCAGCGCGCCGGCTCGCCGTCGACGGAGTAGAGGCGCCCGTCGTAGCGCACCCGGGAGTGCGCGGTCACGGGGATGCCGGGCGGGGCGTAGACCGTCCAGCGCACGATGACGTTGGACCGGCCGGCCAGGTCCTCTGAGGACGCGCCGGGCTGCACGGAGCAGCCGGGCACCGGGGTGACGGACGCGGGCTCGGCGTCCCAGTCGGGCACGAGCTGGCCGCGCTCCTCGACCATCGTCGGCTCGACGACCTCGATGGTCTGGGTCGCGAAGGAGGGGAGCATCAGTCGTCCTCCTCGTCTGCGATGAGGTCGGCCATGGTCTGGCCGCTGAGCTGACCGCTGCAGGTGGAGGAGTAGGTGCGGCCGTCGGCGCTGTACCCGGCGCCGCGGCAGGGCCGCTGCCCGCACCGTTCACACCGATTGCGCCGGCTCACCACGAGATGCCCGGCAGCCGGTAGGAGTTGAGGATGGCCATGTCCCGCTCGAGCAGAGACAGCCCGCCGGCGACGCCGGGCGCGGTGGTAGCCCACTGCACCGAGATCGCGCCGGCCTGCTCGCGAGTGGCGCCAAGCGGCGAGGCGATCGCGTTGGCGACGACCTGCTGGATGATCTGGGCGACGTCGGGCGCGTCGTCGAAGCCGTGCTCGGCCTCGACGACGATGGCGCGGTAGCGGTCGGTCCAGCAGCCGCGCAGGCGGCGCAGCTCGCCGTTCTCCGACCACTCGAAGTCGACGTCGTCCGCGAGGGCCTGGCCGCGCTCGGTGACCGAGGTGACCTCGGCTAGGCGCATGGTCTTGAGCGGCAGCAGTCGCCCGCCGGGACCGTCGAGGCGGAACGTCTCTTCGACCTTGGGGGCGATGTGCCAGCCGCAGTAGCGGCGGATGCCGCGGGTGGCGCCCTCGATCAGCGGCTTGAGCCGCGGGTCCGTCTCGGGGATCTTGCCGCCCGTGCCCGCCGAGAAGGCGGCCGGGGTGAGCAGTGCTGGGTAGTCCACGGCCACCTCCTCGGGGTCGGGCTCAGGCGTTCGGCGTGCTGCCAGCGGGCGGCGTCTGTGCGCCGGCGTCGGCGGGCGGCGTCTGCGCGCCGCTGGTGCTGGCGGCCGGCGTGCTGGCGCCGCGCGTCTTGTTCGCGGCGCCGCGGCCCTTGTTCGCGGGCGCCTTCTGCTTGGTCTCGGTCAGGCCGCGCTTCTTGGCGTCGGCCTCGGTGAGGTTGAACGTGGTGCGGGCGCCGTTCACGACGGCGTCGTACTTCTTCAGGCCGGGCATCGGCTTTGCCTCCGGTGACGAGTCGGGTGGGGTCGGCGGGGGCCGGTCAGGGCCGGCCCCCGCCGGGTGCGGGTCAGGCCGCGACGTCGGTGACGACGAACGCCGACGGGCGGGTGACCGCGAAGGCGACGCGCTCCTCGGCGAGAACGGCGACGAGGTTGCGGGTGAAGAAGTCCGCGTGCGAGTCCGAGAGGGTGACCGTGGCCTCCTCGCGGTCCCACAGGACGGCCTTCTTGAAGTCGCCCACGACCGCGGTGCCGTCGGGCAGCGCCTCGGTCTCGATGATGGGCACGCCCCACAGGGTGCGCGGGCCCATCGCGAACGGGCCCGAGCCGAAGTACTTGCCGGTGTCGCCGTCCTCGCGCATGAGGTCGACGGTCTCGACGTCGGTCGGCGACAGGGCGACGCCGTTGGGGATCACGCGCCCGACGCGGCGGGCCTTGGTGATCGCGCGGCGGACGGTCTTGAAGATGTCCGTGTCGAAGGCCTGGGCCTGGGTGCCGCTGGTGGAGAGGATGCCGGTGAGGTTCTCGCCCGTGCCGTCGCCCGAGACGATCTGGTCCTCCTCCTCCTCCTTCAGGTCGGCCACGAGCTCGTCGCGGATCAGGCCCTCGAGTGCGGCGACGTCGGCGAGCGCGCGCTTGGTGGCGGGCACCCACTCGGCGATCGTCTTGACGGTCGCGGTGTCGCGCTCGAAGGACCACGAGCCCTCGGGCTTGAGGCCGCCGGCCACGGCGGTGGTCGTGCCACCGGTGCCGTCGCCGATCGGCGCGGAGCTGGTGGCCTCGGGCACGGGCGCCGCGGCGTTCGTGTGGGCCGTCTGGCGCACGTACTCGACGGCGTCCGAGCCGGTGCGGCGCACCGAGATCACGTCGCGCAGGGCGAGCGTGCGGCGGCCGAGCATCTCGACGATGCCGGTCTGCTCGGGCGTGACGAACGCGCCGGCCGAGCCGGTGTCGCCGCCGACGAACAGCGACTTGACCGCGATCGGGTCGGACTGCACGCGCGACTTCTCGGGCACGCGGCCGCCGGGGAAGGAGGCCAGCAGGTCCTTGAACTGCTTGGACCCGGTGATCCGCTTCTCGAGCGGGAGCTGGTTGCCCTTCTGGGCGCCCAGGTCGCCGGCGACGATCGCGGCGGTCTCGGCGTCGGAGGGCAGGACCAGCCCGACCTCGTCGGCCAGGGCCTTGGCCTGGGCCACGAGGTCGGCGTCCTTCTTCGCGACGTCGGCATCGGCCTTCGCCTGCGTGGCGGACTTGAAGTGGTTGTCGAACCGCGACCGCTCGTCGGCGGTCATCTCGCGGCCCTCGGCGTCGGCCTTCTCCGCGATCTCGCGCGCGGACTTGGCCTCGGCGGCTGCCTTCTCGAGCAGCTGCTTCATGCGACTCATGGGTCGCCCCTTTCCGGGTCAGCCCGCCAGTGCGGCGAGCTCGATGGACTGGAGGGTCGCCAGGTCCCGTGCGGACGGGTTGAGGCCGCGCTCCTCCGCCTTGGCCCCGACGGGCTCCTCGGCGTTGGCGCGGCTGTGACCGCTGGCCGTGTCCTGGTTGGCGCCGCCCTGGCGGGCGGACTTGGCCGGCTCGTCGTCCCCAAGGGACGCGAGCACGGAGTCGATGGCGTCGCGCGCCTCGCGCAGCGACGACTCGTTCTTGGCCGACAGCACGCGCCCGGCCTTCAGGCCCTCTGCGAGCGCCTTGACCGCGACGATCGAGGTGTCCTGGTTGGCGCCGATCGGCACGAACGAGAACTCGTAGACGTGCAGCTTGCGCAGCTCGTTGGCCGCGGTGCCGTCCTCGAGGGTGACCTTGCCCTCCTCGAGCACGTCGTAGGCGAACGACAGCTGGTTGAGCCGGCGGCCCTTGGCGAGCCGGTAGACCTGCGGGCCCTTGGGCGACTCGAGGTCGAACCAGCCCCGGACCCACCAGCCGTGGTCGTCCTCGCCCATGTCGGCGGCGCCGGCGACGAAGAAGTCCGGGTCGTCCATGCGGTGGCCGTACAGGCCCGGCAGGACGTTGCCCGACTCCTTCCACGCGGCGATCGTGTCGAGGAACGCACCCTTGGCCACGACGTCGCCGTAGGCGTCGGCCTTGCGGATGAACGTCGACGGGTAGACGAGGAACTCGCCTTCGGCGAGGCCGTCGGCCGGACCGGCCTTCACCTGCACGGGCAGGGTCTTGATGTCCATGTGCCCTCCTCCGGGCAGGTGTCAGCGGCGGGCGCCGGATGCGTCCGCTCGTGATGGGTGGGGGGTCAGGGGATGGTGACCTCGACGCCGCACATGCAGCCGGCGACCTCGTCCACGCCGCCGGCCGGGTCGCCTGGCCACTGCATGCCGTTGGAGAAGGTGTCGTCGATGCCGACGGTCTCGCCGTTCATCGCGGCGTGCGACGAGCGGGGGTTGCCCGACTGCACGACCCACGTCTTGGTCGTGCGGGGCCGGTTCATCTGGGCGGCCGCCTCCTTGACCGCGAACGCCGCCAGCGTCGTGGCCAGGGTCGTGGAGGACTGCTCGGCGCGGGAGGTCTCGGCCAGGTCGAAGACGTCGGCCGGAGTGGACCCCTCGGCGTCGTCCTCGAGGTCGCCCGCGAGCGCCGCGGCGATCTGGGCGCGGGTGGTGGAGTTGATCGCCCCGGCCCGCGACTCGGCCACGGCCCGCAGGAACTTGCGGGTGCGCGCGGTGGAGTAGGTGTCCGGGTCGATGCCGAGGGCGGCGAGGGTCGCCGTGGCGATGTCGGTGGTGACGTCGACGGCGAGCGCCTCGAGGTCGTCGGCGAGCTCGTCGTTCCAGCGGTCCTCGTCCCACCACTCGTCCTCGGCCTTGGCGCCGAGGCGGGACAGCACGACGGCGCGCTGGCGCTTGAAGAACCGCACGAGGACCTGCTTGGCCGCGGCCTCGTCCTCCTCGCGGGCGTCGGCCTTGACCTTGAGCGGCGCGTCGGCGCTCTCGCGTGAGAGCACCGGCCCGCCGGCCTTGGCCCGGGCGACGCCGGCGCGCAGGTTCTGCGCGCCGCTGTCGGACGGCGAGGCCTGGCCGCCGACCAGGACGTTGAGCGGGGTGACGAGCTCGTCGCCGCCGGGCACGGCCGGCAGGTTCTGCCGGGCACGGGCCTCGTTGCGGGTCAGCCACGGCGCGCCGACCGAGGTCTGCAGCGAGGCGGCCTGCTCCTCGAAGGAGCCGCGCAGCTTCTCGGCGAGGTTGAACTCGACGTAGATGCCCTTGGCGTCGAAGTCCGGGAGCAGCTGCAGCCCGATCTCCTCCTGGATCATTGTCAGCCAGGGGCCGAGCGTGTCCTGGTAGAGCATCTTGTGCTGCTCCTCGATGTTGCCGAAGGTGGCGTGATCGAGGATGCCGACCATGGGCGGCGGGACGTGGAAGGCCGCGGCGACCTCCTCGCGCGTGAGCTTGCGCGCCTGGACGTACTGCAGCTGCTCGGCGGTCTGCGAGGCGGGCACGAACTTCATGCCGTCCTCGAGGATCGGCGTGCCGCCGGCCTCGGGGCCGCCGCCGGCGTACTGCGCCTTCCAGGCGCGGGCGAAGCGCGTGCGGGCCTCGGCCGACCACTTCGGGGCCTCCGTGGGCCGCTCGAGGTAGCCGGCCGTGCGGGCGCCGTTGCGGAGTACCTGCTCGCGCATGCGCCCGGCCTCCCACTCCTCGGCCAGCACCCGGCGCAGCGCCTCGATCGGCGGCGCACCAGCGACCGAGACCAGCGGGTTGTAGCCCCGGAAGTAGACGACCTGGTCGGCGGGGAAGTCCTTGGCGCCCTTGTCGCCGCGGTAGCGGAAGCCGTCGGGCGCGAAGCCCCCGGCGCCAAGCAGCGTCACGTTCGGCGGCGTCAGCCGGGCCAGGCCGTCGACCGAGTCGGAGGTGCGGATCTTCAGCCAGTAGGCGGCGTCGAAGATCGCGTAGTCCTGCACGGTCGCGTCCATCAGCCGGTAGCGCGTCATCCACGGCGCAGGCCGGCTCAGCAGCGCGGCCAGCGGGTGGTCGGTCAGCCGCTTGCGGTCGGTGTCCGACAGCCGCTGGTAGGTGTGCAGGCCGAGCGAGGCGATGTTGCGCCCGAGGAAGGACACGACGGTCCGCACGGCCGGCTGCGTGCGCCAGATCGCCGCGTAGTCGGCGGTGTAGTCGTCGGTGATGCGCACGCTGTAGGACGGCGTGGCGGGGGAGCGGTCGAGCGCCCGCAGGGCGCCCTCAGAGACGACGAAGGCCACGGCTCACCCCCTGCTCAGTGCCTGGACGAACTCGACCTGGCTGCGCTCGACGACGACCTGGCCGTCGACCTTGGCCGCCTCGCCCTGGACGGGGTGCAGCGTGCAGTCGGCCAGCACCAGCAGCGGGCCCGAGCGGCGCAGCAGCACGCCCTCGATGGCGGTGCCGGTCAGCAGGTTGACGACCACCCGGTGCTTGAGGACGATCCTCCAGCTCATGCGCTCCACGTCCTCTCACACGATCATCAGGTCGTTGTCCTCGTAGGCCGACGTCCCGCCGCCCTCGACGGGCTGGGTGGCCTGCCAGACGGCGTTCTGCAGGGCGATCAGCGGGGCAATGTCGACCGGCGACTTGGAGCGGTCCAGCAGGATCGCCCCGTCGCCGGAAACCTTCACCGCGGCCGCGGCGGCCGCGACGTCGAGCAGCGGCTGCGGCATGCGGTGCAGCCGGCGGCCGCGCACGGCCTCGAGCTCGCGCTCGGTGTCCTCCGCGGGCAGCGAGACCGACCCGAGCAGGCGCGGCTCGACGTCGCCGTCGGTGACCGGCAGCGCGGCGCGCACCAGGTTCCACAGGCGCCCGGTCGCGTTGCCCAGGTGCTCGCCCTGCAGGCGGACCACCGTGACGTGCTCGAGCGCGTCGAGATCGTCCGCCAGGGGCGAGACCGGGGCGCCGCGGCCCTGCAGCACGACGGTCAGCGGCCGCTCGGCGCTGGCGCGCTGCTCGAACCACGGCACCACCCAGTCGGTGCCCGCGCGAGCCGCGGTGACCTCGCCGTGCGGGTCGCCGTCCTCGCGCAGCGCCGCCCAGGCGACGTAGGCAGTGGTCTTGTCCCACGACACGTCCAGGCCGAACCACAGCGTGGCGTCGTCGGGCACGCGCGACTCGGGGTCGAGCGTGGCCTCCCAGGCGCCGGCGGGGAACGGGCCCTCGCGCTTGCCGTCGATCCACTGGCCCATGACCTCGTTGAGGAACTTCCCGCGCGCCTCGGCGTCGGCCTGCGCGGCGCGGGCGGCCGAGGCGATGTTCGACTCGGGCATCGCGTTGCGGCCGTCGGCGGTCACGTAGTTCATCGAGGGGTTGGCCATCGCCCACGCGTCGCGGTCCCAGATGTCGGCATTCGGCGGCGCCGACCACTCGAAGATCGCCAGGTCGTCGTCGACGTCGCCGACCACGTCGTCCGAGTCGAGGACCTGGCCGTCGCCGCCGAAGGTGCCGTCCGGGTCACCGAGCAGCAGGTGCGCCAGGCGGCGCAGGCTGCGCAGCACCACCGACTCCAGCGTCCCGGCGTTGGACGGGGCGATGACCATCGCCTCCTCCTGGGCGAGCGTGGTGTTCGAGATCGCCGCCCAGGCCTCCCAGGAGGAGTGCTCGCGCAGCTCGTCGAGGAACACCACGCGCGCGGACTTGCCGCGCCCGGCCCGCTTATTCGCCGCCTTGACCTGGTACTTGTTCCCGGAGTCCAGCACCAGCGCGTGCGCGCCGTTGGTGCGGTAGACGTGGGCGATCTCCTCGGCGAGCTCCTCGTCGGCCTCGGCGATCTCGACGGCCTCTTCCCACAGGCCCTCGGCGGTCTCCAGGTCCTGGGCGGTGCCGAGGATCAGGCGGGTACCGTGGATGTACAGGAACCACAGCGCGAGGACCTTCATCAGCGTCGACTTGCCGTTCTGTCGGCCGACGATGATGACGGCCGTGCGGAACCGCAGCCGACCGGACGGCAGCAGCTCGAGCAGGTGGATGACGAGCCACTTCTGCCACGGGTAGAGCTCGATGCCGATCGCGTCAGCGAACGCGATCACCGAGAAGCCCAGGGACGTCTCGGGGGTCAGCGGCCGCAGCGGCCGGGTCCAAATCCGCGGGGTCTCGCTACCCCGTCGCCTCCGCTCCATCGGCACCTCCGCGCAGCATGGTGAGCTTGCTCTTGCGCGGCTTCGCGTCCTTCGTCGTCGGGACGGACGCCGGCGTGATCTGCAGCTCGGCGCAGGCCTTGAGGTAGGACGGGATCGCGCCGAACGCCGCGCGCTGCAGGGCGTCCAGCCCGGCGCGCTGCGCCTCGTCGATCAGCCACGCGAGGGTCAGCACCGCGGCCACCGGGCCGGTGTACTTCGCCGAGGACAGGTGCACCGCGGCGTCGACCGAGGCCTTCGTCGCGTCGTACATCGGGCCGCGGCGCCGCGCCGGCGCCCGTCGGGGGAGGACCCGGCCGGCGAGCGCTGTGACCTGGTCGGCCAGTTGCCGCTCGACCGCGAGCGCCGGGTGGACGATCGGGCCGCGGCCGCCGGCGACGACCAGGCCCTCCTCGGCCACCTTCGCCGCGGCCGCGCGGTAGCGGACCACGGTGGTGCAGTAGGCCTCGAGGCCGACCCGGTCGATCGGCTCGACGAGCTGGTGCTCGGCGACGACCGTGCGCCAGACGTCGGCGACGTCCTCCTCGAGGTGCTCCGGCGGCTCCGGCGGCTTCTTGGGGGAGCGGCGTGCGGTCACGTGATCGCCCTCCCCACGGCCATGGTCCCGACGTGCATGGTGCCGACGCCGAGCGTGCCGACGGCCGCGCGCGGCTGGTCCTCCTGGGCCCGCTCGAGGTATTCCGGCCGCAGCCGGGCGACGAGGTTGGACAGGGTGCGCCGCGAGCGCCGCCACTCCACGAGCTGGCCGATCTCCTCGACCGTCAGCAGCGGGTAGTCGGCGAGCACCTCGCGGACGGCGAGCTCGACATCCTCGGTCGAGGAGCGGCGGTGGTAGCGGTCGCGGGCGCCCGGCGCGAGCGCGCGGCGCACCGCGTTACGCGAGGCGCCGACGTCGCGGGCGATCCCGCGGATGCTGCCGCCGGCGTCGCGCTGCTCACGGATCGCTCGGCGGTCGTGCATCGTGCCACGTCCCGCTCTCGTCGATGACCCGCTCGACGGCCTCGCGGATCCGGTCGAGCAGCGCGCCGTCGAAGCGGGACACGGCGACGACCAGCACGCCGTCTCCCTCGTGCGCGCCTGCGGCGTAGAGAGCGTCCTCGATCCCCTGGTGCTTGTCCCAGCGGCCGCCGGGCCCGTACAGCGCGAGCGACGTCGCGTTGGGCGGCGGCTCAGGGTTGCGCCAACCGAAGACACCGGTCGTCACAGCGGGCTGCGTGCGGAGCGTCATGGCGGCCGTCCTCCCTGGTGAGGGTCCGTTTTCGTTGCCACGTCACCTCCCGCGAGGGGAGGGGGTCGGCCCTGCGGGGAGGGACAGACCACTGCCGGTGGAGTGGTCTGGCCGGCGCCGCGCAGAGATGCGGACGCCCCTACCCCCGGAGGGTCACACCTGCCGAGACAGGAGGCCGAGACCGGGCTTCGGGTCGCGCGCGCCGCGCGACTTGTTGCATCGCTGGTGCGCGGAGCGGCCGTTGCCCGGGTCGAGGCGCAGCTCGGGGTGCGTCTTCCACGGCTTGGCGTGGTCGTAGGAGAAGGCGTCGGGGTCTTCGGGTGCGGCGTCGTAGTCGATGGGCTGACCGCACAGCCAGCACGGCAGTCGCTTCGCGCGCTGGTCGCGCTTGAGCTTCTTCATCGCCTTGGACGAGCGGTCGTCACGAACGGCCACGGCGCCCACCTCCTCGGAGGCGAGCGGGCCGGCGGCCCCGGGATGCCCCGTCCCTACGCCGGCCCGCTCGCGCGCACCCGATCCCGAGCACGACGAAGGCCCCGCGCACCAGGTAGTGCGACGAGGCCTCCGGAGCCACTACGGCTCATCGAAACGGAAGGTACTCCCCAACCCTCGCCCCGCGCAAGTGGCGGGCACGGCGTCGACGGGCAGCGACCGCTCGTGCATGCCGTAGCAGCGCAGGCAGGCCGCGCCCACTTTGCCGAGAGGGGTGACGTACACGATGGTGCGGTGGCCCCAGATCAGGCACGCCAAGCGGCGGATCACGCGCGAGGGCCCTGCGCGCGGCGGGTGAGCCAGTCGGCGACGGTGTCGCCGAGGATGCCGCCCCCGACGCGCGCCGTCTCCGCCGCGCTCAGCAGCGCCTCGTGGGCACCCTCCGCGCGCGCCTCGGCCAGGAGGTCGCGGTCCGGGCGGTGCACGACCCGGACGGGGAACTCGTCGCCGGGCACACCCTCGTGCCAGGTCGGGTCGCTCTGGTAGCCCCTGCCACTCGTGCCGACGACGATCGTCCCCTTGGGCAGAGCGTCGAGCTCGTCGGTGGTGGTGATGGTGGTCATGCTGCTCCTCCGGTGGTCGTAGGGCGGTCAGGGGCGGTAGCGCCGTGGGCGACCGCCTTCTCGGCGTGGCGGGCGCGGTCCGCCGCGAGGACGTCGAGCACGTCGCCCAGCCGGTACAGCGGACGTGCCGGGCGCGTCGACGTCGTGCCGTGCTGCTCAAGGCGGCCGCGCGCTGCCCAGTGCTCGAGCTGCTTCACCGTCACGTCCACGCCGAAGCCCGACAACGCCCGGGCGAGGTCCGTGCGGGCCAGCAGCATGTTGTCGGCCTTGCCCAGCAGCGAGCGCCGGCGGTCCTCGACGTCGTGGGTGGTGCCGCAGTCGGGGCAGGTGACCTCGCCCCGGAAGCGCGAGGGCGGGGCCCACAGCATGGCCCGGCAGGTGTCGCCGGCGTCGGCGAGCAGGGCACCGCACTCGCCGACGAAGCGGCGCAGGGACGGGGCGTCGACCACGCGATCGGCCTCGGCGAGCGCGTCCATCAGGTGGCGGTGCATGTCGGGCCCGTTGTGCTGGGCTCGCATCCAGGGGACGTTCTTCGCGAGGAAGTAGCCGAGGGCGTCGAACGTGTTGAGCGGGCGGTAGAGCTGCTGGGCCCGGGCGATCGCGTCGGCGGCCTCGGTGAGCGTGGCGAGCAGCTGGTCGCGGACAGCGCCGGCCCGGCTGTTCCAGTGCACGGGCGACTCGTCGGGTCGGTGGACGACTCCGACGCGGTCGGCGGAGAAGCGCTGCTGCTTGAGGTACGCGGCCTCAAGGGCGCGGCCGGTCTGACCGACGAACAGCAGCGCGACGGCGAGGTCGTTGGCGCAGTCGCCGCACACGGTCATGCCGGGCGGGACGGTCTTGCCGCAGAGCCGCTCGCGGGGGCCGGTCCCGACGCTGCAGCTTGGGAGTGAGGAACGGGCGGAGTGCTTCACGAGGAGGAACCTCCGGGGGTAGGGCGAGGGCGACCTCCGCGCTTGCCGCGACGGCGACGGCGAGAGGGCGAGGTGTGCTGGGGCTGAGGCTGGCGAGAGGGTGCGGGTGGTGAGCCGGGGGAGGTAGCGCCCTCGCGGGCGTCCCCTGTGGTGGGGGTTACCGACCCTTCCCGACCCGACCCGACGAGACCGCTCTCCGGAGACTGGGAGTCCGGGACTCGGGTGTGACTCGGGCGGGACTCCTGCGGGGTGGCGCTGCGGGTCGCACGCGGGGGCGGTGCGGGGTCCGCTGCTGCCGGCGCGGCGGGTCGCACAGCCTGGGGGCGTGCGGGGTCCGCTGCAGCCTTGGAGCGCCGACGCCGGCCGTCGCCGGTCGGCGCGGGTCGCACAACCTGATCAGGGCGTGCGGTACCCGTCGCCGACGGCGCCTTGCTGCGGTCGTCGTCGCTGAGGTGGTTCGGCTCGACGGGCCACCCGTTGCGGGTCAGCACGCCGGCGGTGTGCACGCCGTAGACGGGGCGGTCGGGTGCGGGACGCAGCGAGCGCTTGGAGTCCCACACCTCGCGGTCGGCGCCGCGGCCCTGGTTGCACTGGGCGCAGGCGACGACGAGCGTCTCCGGGGTGCCGGCCTCGCCGGGGTTGAGGTGGTCGAGGGTGCCGGTGCGGTTCGTCGTCGGGCCGGTCCAGTGCACGAGCACGCCGCACCAGCGGCAGTTGTCACCGTCGCGGAGGCGGACCTGCACGTACAGGCGCGGGTCGCCGAGGTCCCGCTTGCGCTGCCGGTCCCACTCGATCTCCGCGCGGGTGCGCACGTGCATGAACTCGGCGTCGGCCTTGAGCTGCCAGTGCGTGATGCCGTCGACGTCGACCTCCGACATCAGGCCGGCGCGCACGGCGTGGGCGACGAGCTCGCGCCAGCGCGACAGGCCCATCGTCATCGCGGTGCCCGGGTCGACGACGTAGTCGGTGGTGTGGAGCGCGACCTGGAAGTAGCACCGGAAGACGAAGCCGGCGACCTCGTTGAGGAGTCGCTCGTCCTCCGGGTCATGCCCCGCGACCCTCATCAGGTCGGGGTGGGTAGCGGCGCTGTCGCCGCCGCGGGTCCAGGACACGCGGTGCGGCTCCTTTCCGGGAGTCGGGTCGGGTGGGTCAGTCGGAGCAGCGGCACTCCCCGGTCATCGGGTTGATCACGCCGCCGCAGGAGTCGCAGCGCAGGGGCTGCGGGTTCGGGGTCGTCGTCACGTGGTGGTCACCTCCTTCTGCTGCTCGTAGCGGACGCGGATCTCCGCGAGGGTCGTGCCCGGCGGCGGGGCCGGCGCGGGCGGCGGGGCGTGCTCGTCACACCGCCAGCCACCCGGGTACAGCCGGGCCGTGGTCTCGCAGCCGTAGAAGCACGGCCGCGAGCGCCGAGGGCCGGTCACGTCTCCCTCAGTAGGTGGGCGAGGACCGCGGCGGCCTGGTGAGCGGTGACGGACTCGCGGAAGCGGTAGCGGTGGCCGCAGATGCAGCGGCGCTCGGCGAGCCGGTGCCCGGAGGTGGGGTAGATGGTCTGGTGGCGGGCCAGGAGGTCGTCGAGCTCGTCGACGTCGGCGGCTGCGCGCACCGCGTTGCGGGCCTGCCGGGCGTAGTGACCGCGCTGGAGTCCCATGACGGACGTGAGAGAGCCCTCCCAGCCGTCGCCTCGTGCGAGCGTCTCCGCGGCGCGGCGGACGGGCGCGAGCACGGCGCCGGCCTCGAGACCGCACGTGCACGGCGCGGTATGTAGGGCGTCGAGGTAGAAGCGGGTGCACGGCCAGCGGTGGCCGTTCGAGCCGGGCACGCCAGGGCGGTCGTCAGCCACGGTCAGTCCTTCCGGGTCAGGACGGCGGTGATCGTGTCGTCCAGGAGGTCGATGGGGCGCCAGACGTAGGCCTCGACGCCGACGGCGCGCAGGTCGTTCAGCCATAGCAGCTGGTCGGGCGAGACGACGCCGCGCATGGTCTTGAGCTCGGCGAAGATCGAGCGGCCGCGGCGCGCCGAGACCAGGTGCAGGTCCGGGTAGCCAGCCGCGGACCTGCGCGAGTCGTAGGTGTGATAGATCCGCTCGTAGCCCAGCTCGCGGGCCAGGCCGATGACCTTCGACTGCAGGGCCGCCTCGCTCATCTGCTTCGCGATTTGCGCCTGGTACTCCGCCGCGGTCATCGCCCGCTGGCGACCCGCGGAGGGCGGACGGCTAGCCACGGGTGGCCTGGTCGCTCGGGACGGTGTAGAGCGGCACGAGCAAGCCGAGCGCCGGCGAGACGCCGAGGACCACGGGCCGGTCCATGAAGCCCCTCCACCGCGTGAGGTTGATGCCTCGGTCAAGGGCGATCGAGAAGGGGCACGTGCGCAGGTCACCTGCCGCGTCCTTGCACCGCTGCGAGTGCAGGATGTAGACCGTCTCCTCCGCCGACACCGCGCGGCCCACGTGCGCCATGGGCAGGCGCTGCGCACCGACGAGCTGCTCGATCTCTTCCGTGGGTACCAGGTCAGTCACGAGTGATCTCCTCTCGCGCGGCGGCGGCCTCGACGCACGCCAGCCCGGCGCCGGCCAGTGAGCCAGACACGACGACGGCCGCGGCGGCCGCGGTGACGACGACGGCGGCGCTCACTGCTCGCCTCCCTCGATGCGGGCGAGGACGTCGTCGAGCGCGGCCGGCGGCAGCAGCACGTGGCGGGCCTTGCTGCCCTCGCTGGGGGCGACGACCTCGAGCCGCTCGAGCTCGTCCATGACGGCGCCGGCCTTGGCGAAGCCGATGCGCAGCTTGCGCTGCAGCATGCTGGTCGAGCCGAACTGCGTGGTGAGCACGAGGCGGGCCGCGTCGCGCAGGAGGTTGGTGTCGACGTCGAGCACCTCGGGGTTGTTCGTGACCTCGTAGAGCCGCTGCACGACCTCCACGAGGGTCTCCGGCTCCTCCACTGGCCGGAAGTCGCCGGCGGCGCGGCTGAGGCGCCCGAACCATGCGTTGTCGGCCTTGTGCGCCTCCTCGGTGTCGAGGTCGATCGGCATGATGACGCCGACGGCGCTCTCGTCGACGTCGCCGATCCGCACCGTCCACCCGGCGACCCGGTCTGACGTTGGGTGCCGCCGCGGGGTGACCTTGAGCGGGTACTGGTAGACGTTGGCCGTCTTGATCCAGCGGGTGAGCAGCTCGGTGTTCAGGCCCTGGCGGACCTCTTCGCGCGTCGGCAGGGACAGCGTCGATGCGATCAGCCGCGGCACGTCCGGGAAGCCGCCGCCCGGGCGCACGACGTCGTCGGTCGGGATGCGCGGCACGGTCAGCGAGCGCCCGTCGAGGAACGCGTCCTCCTCGGTGAAGGTGACGTCCTTGGCGGTGACGTACAGGTGGAAGGCGTCCTGCTCCCACTGGTTGCGGGCGTCCTTGTCGCGCGGCGGTGTGAGCACGGCGAGCACCTCGCGCGCCGAGCGGGGCTCGATGTCGACGGTGGCCAGCTCAGGCAGCTCGAGCACGTCTTGCACCGTGACCCGGGCGGCGGCCGCAGTGAAGCGGTCGAGCGCCAGGGCCAGAACGGTGCTGTCGTCCACGAACTGCAGGCGCACACGCTGCAGCGCGGGGATGTTGTCGTCGGCGCAGACGTGCGGCAGCACGGCCGCGAGCGCCAGGCGCAGCGTCGAGCGGCCGACGTACACGTCGACGGGCGGAGCCGTCGGCGTGGTGGCCGGCGTCTCGGCCTCGGTGGTCGTCATGCGTCCTCCTGGTCGGTCTCGCGGTGGGAGCGCAGGTGGGTGTCGAGGGCCGCGAGCGCCGTGGCGTGCTCGTCGAGCGCGATGGGGCCGCAGAGTGTGCAAGTGGCCCGCCAGCGGGCGCCGCGACGTCGGACGGAGCCGCGCGTGGGCGGGGCGGCCGCGGTGGGCCAGGTGCCGATGACGACGTCGGCGCCGTCGTGGGCGACGTGCGCGCCGGCGTGGCCTGCGGGCAGGGTGCAGAGCATCGGCTCGTCGGGCCGCCGGGCCTCGCACAGGGGCTCGGCGGTCGCGGCGGTCGCCGAGCCGTCGAGGTGGTGCGCGGCGAGGTAGGCGTTGAGCACCGGCCAGCCGACGGGGCCCCGGGTGGGCACGTCGATGCCGTGCTCGCGCGCCCAGCCTCGCAGCTGCCGGGAGGTGAGGCCGGCGTCGCGGATGGCGGTCACCAGGTCGCGCAGGGTGGAGGTGCCGGGCCTGGACGAGCCGAAGCCGGGGACGTTCGCAGGCGGGCGGGCCTCGATGCCGTGGTCGCGCATGATCCGCTGCACGACCTTCGGTGAGGTGCCGAGCTTCCACGCGATCTTCTGCTGCGTCGCGCCCGCGCGGTACAGGCGGCGCACCTGGTCGACGAGCTGCGGGTCGTCCTGCGCCTTGTTCTGGCCGCCGGAGTGCGTCTTGCGGTCGTCACGCATCACCACGCCGGGCGTGGCCTTGAGCAGGTTGCGCACCGTGCTGTGCGAGTGGCCGCGCTTGGCCGCGATCTGCGGGATGGTCATGCCGTCTTCCGTGTACTCGCGGACGATCCCCGCGGCGTCCGGCTTGGTCCGCGGGCCGGCGCCCGGGGCCGGCGGCGTGACCGGTCGGGGCGTCGGCGCCGAGCGGCGGCGCGGCTTGGTCGCGCGCGCCACGTGCGTCGCGCGCGGGGCTCGCTTCGGTTTGGCGGTCGCGGCCGGGGTGGTGCCCGCAGGGCGCGGCGGCGCGGAGGGGGTGGCCGCGGTTGCCGCGCCCTGCGGGGTCGGGTCAGCCGCGAGCGCCGCAGGGGCTGACTCGGCGGCTGTGGTCGGGTTGGCGGGTCGCGCGAGGTCCCAGCGGTAGAAGCGGTCCTCGTGCGCACCGGTGTGGCCGGGCCGCAGCTGGCAGTGGTGCTGCTGACCGCCTGTGCCTGCCGCGGTTGCGGAGCAGGTCGCCGGTGCAGGTCCCGCGTCGGGCTCGTCTTCGCCCGGCAGCGGGGCGGCGAAGGCGTACTCCGAGTAAGTGGGGTCCTCGTGCGCCGCGTAGGTGGCTGCCTTCTCCTGGCGCTCGGAGCGTGGCCCGAACGGGGAGCGGGCCCGCCAGTCGGTCTTGGCCTCCATGCGGGCGCGGACCGCCTCAAGGCTCTCGCGCGGCTCGCGCGGGAGGTCGATGACGGCGCCGCTGTACAGGGGGCCGCCGGAGATCGTGTTGCCGACGGCGCGCATCAGGCCACCGCCAGATGGCCGGTCGCGGCGAGCTCCTGCCGCTGCTGCCAGCCCTCGAGCATCGCGACGACAGCCGCGACGGCGTGGTCGGGGCGCATGTAGCCGACGCCGCCGAGCTCGAGCAACATGAGGCACTCGGTGTGCAACCCGTCCGCGTCAAGGCGCGGGTCGAGCGCCGCCTGCATGCGGAATCGGGTCAGGACCGCGAGCAGCCGCGCCTCGTCCTGCGCGGCCGCGAGCGTCTCCTGCAGGTCGCGGCGGGCGCCGCGGAGGGCCTCGTCGAGGGTGTCGCGGGTGAGCGCGGTGGTGCCGGCGGTGGCGACGGCGGAGAGTGTCGGCGTCGGCATGCTGCGGAGCAGGGCGCCGAACTGGGTGAGCGCGCGCTCGACGTCAATCGTGGTCCAGGCCATGGGTCAGCCCTCCTCGGTGGTGGTTGCAGGGGTCAGCCAGGTGGATTCGACGTCGGCGAGGCCGTAGCCCCACTGGACGAGCCGCTCGAGGTGGAGCACGCCCTTGGCCTTGGTCTTGGTGGCTCCCCAGCCGTCTGTCGTGGGCTGGCGCCAGAAGTCGCGGGGCAGGCCCCACTCGCCGAGGGCGAAGGCCTGCGCGAGGAGTGCGCGGTGGGAGTGCACGCCGCCGCGCTCCGGGTGGCGGTCGTCGGCCGGCCACACCTCGTCGAGGATCTGCCGGACCGAGTACTCGCCGAGGAAGCGGCCGAAGGCGGTGATCATCACTGCGGCGTGCTCGACGGTGTCCTTCGGCAGCTGGGGGCGCTGCAGCACCTGGGCGAGGAACTGCCGGCGCACCTGCTGTGCGGCGTCGGAAGCCTTGTTGTTCGCCACGACGCGGCGCCGCTCGGCGGTGGCCTCCTCAGGCTTCGGGCCCGAGGTGGCGGTGGCCGTGTTGCGGGCCGAGCGCTTGAAGTGGCCGTGCGTCTGCCAGTCGAGGCAGTAGAAGTGCTCGCGCACGAGCACCGAGCCGTCGGACAGCAGGTCGGCGGCGGGCAGGTGCACGGCGTGGCCGGGGCAGGTCATCTGGTGGGCGGCTGGGTCGATCGGTGTCGCGGTGCCGTCGGCCTTGGGCTGGTCGGTGAAGTCGGACAGCCATGCCGCGGTGGCGCCGGCGACGCCGGTGCGCGGCGCCTCGTCGAGGACGTTAACGCCCTGGGCGACGAGCTCGGCGCGGCGGGCGTCGATCGCGGCGCGCTCGGTCGCCCGGCGGCGGGCCCACTCGATCTCGTGGTCAAGCCGCTGCGGCTCGTCGGCCGCGAGCGCAGTCAGGCGGGTCACGGTCTGCTCGTCGCCGTCGAACTCGGCGATCTTCGCCGCCGTGACCAGGTCGACGGCCGCGAGCGCCGTGCGGGTGGCCTCGGAGGCGTCGGCGAGCGCCAGGGCGGCGTGGACCTCGTCCTTGGGGCGGGCGGTGCGCTTGGCGATCTGGGCGGGGGAGAGGCCGAAGAGGGTGAGCTGCTTGACGGCGGTGGCGTCGTCGGCGGCGGTGATGCCGGCGCGGTGGTGGTTCTCGGCGAGCTGCTCGACGATGCGGTCGGCCTCGTCGGCGATGTCGTCGACGAGCACGACGGGGACCTCGTCGAGGCCAGCTTCGAGCGCGGCGAGGGTGCGGCGCTGGCCGGTGACGACGAGCAGCTGGCCGAGCGGGTCGTGGCGCACCTCGATCGGCTGGCGGACGCCGCGGGCGGCGACGTCGCGCTTGAACTCGGTGTCGAGCACGACGGTGCGGCGGACGTTCTCGGCCAGCACAAGGGTGCGCGGGTCGACGCGGGTGGCCGGCGCGACGTGGGGGGCGTGGGCGGCGTTCACTCGGCACCGCCGGCGAGGCGCTCGACGCGCGTCCAGTGCAACGCGTTAATGGTCTGAAGCTTCACCGCGCGACCGTCCCGCTCTCCGTACAGGGCGAGGGCGCCGTCGTGGATGCGCCAGTGGGTGACCTCGTGCACCAGGTGGACGGCGCCGCCACGGTCCTCGTCGACGATGCGGGCGGTGAACGTGTCGGCGGGGCGAGGGCGGTCGCGGCGCATCGGCACGTCGAGCACGGGGACGTCGACGGTGGTCGGGCGCAGGCAGTCACGCGGGGCGCCGTCGTCGAGCGCGCCGCTCAGCTCGTCGGCGACCTGCCGTCGGCGCGCGATGTCGGCAGGTGTGGGCACGGGGTGGTCCGGGCGGGGGCCGCGGGCGGCCACGACGGACAGGTGGGGCTCGGTCACGGGGTTCTCCCTGGGGCAGCGGTTTGCGGTGGTGCGGCGAGTCAGTCGTCGGTGTCGCCGGCGGCGAGGGCCTGCCAGTCGACGGGTGGGGCGGGGATGCGCACGAGGCGGTCGACGGCGGCGGCCTGGATGCGGCGGCAGGTGGGGCAGGCGAGGTAGCCGGCCCGGGTGCGTTCGCCCTTGCGCCAGCCGTGGCCGCAGTCGTCGTCCGTCACGCCGTCACCCGCCGGTGGGCCGGTAGGGCGTGCCGGTGCGGCGGTAGACGCGGACGCGTGCGCCCTTGGCGCTGCGGCCGGTGGACGGCTCGACGACGGCCAGGCGGCGGCCGGCCGTGGTGACCCACACGCGCTCGACCAGACCGTCAGCGACGGCGCGGTCGAAGAGGGCCGAGCGCGCTGCGGTCGGCACCGCGGCGTCGTCGAGCTGGCGGCGGATGAGGTTGACGGAGAACTCCGTGCCCGGCCGCACGGCGCCGATGGCGGCCATGAAGGCCTCGACCTGCGCCGTGGTGCACAGGTCGCCGGCGTAGCGGCGGGCTCGGGCGCCGGCCGCGGTGGCCGCGGACGTCGAGGGCAGGTCGGTCACGGTCATCAGTTCGCCTCTCGCTCGGGTCGAACGTTGAAAGCGGCGAAGGCGAGGATGCCGGCGGCGACGAACAGCACGGCGGCGAAGCCCTGAGCGCCGGACAGCACGGGCCCGGCGAAGCCAAGCCAGAGGCCGAGGGCCGCGAGCGTCACCGCGAGGGTGATGAGCAGGGCGGCGAGGATGTCGCGCATGGGATGATCTCCCTGTCGTTGTTCGATCGACGTCGGCCGGTTCTCGTTGGCGCGGGGCCGGCCTTCGTCGTCTGTGCGGTCAGGCGGCGGCAGTGGCCCGGCTACCGGCCCGACGGGCGCGGATGCGGCGCTCGAGTTCCGCGATGGAGGGGCCGCCGGCGCGGTGAGCGCGGCGGGCGGCCTCCTCGACGGGGAGGGCGTCGCGGATGCGACGGGCCTCGGCGAGGCAGGCGGCGGCAGCAGTGAGCGCCTGATCGCGCGTGGGTAGAGCGGCCATCAGGCCGCCTCCGCGTCGTCGGCGGCGTAGACCGTGGTGAGGGCGGCGGCGCTGGTGCCAATCGCGTTGGCGATCGCCTTGACCTCAGCGACGCTGAACGGAGAGAGGCCGTTCGACTTGAAGCGCCGCTGCAGGGTGCTGCGGGGGATGCCCGTCTCCCGCTCGATGCCGAGCACCGAGAGGCCGGCGTCCCCGATCGCCTTCTCGATGTTCGCGGCGACCTGCGCCGCGTAGGAGGTGCTGTCCATGCGGACAACCGTAGTGCCCAAATGGGCAGTGAACAACCCAAACTGGTACCCAATAGCGGCATTGCTGCTGCCGTTTCTGGTCGCTATGCTGCCCGTATGGACATGAACCAGGCCGTAGCCAAGGCCATCGGAGCCGAGCGAACGATCGCGAGCATGACCGTGCGCGAGCTCGCCGCTGCAGCCGGGATCCCCGAGCGGTCCCTCATGCGCATCCTCACCGCCGAGCGCGACATCAAGGTGAACCAGGTCGCCGAACTCGCGGCCGCCCTACGGGTCTATCCCCACGAGCTCATCGCGGCTGCCGAGCAGATCCTCGCCCGCAGCGAGCGCCCCGCTGCGGACGTGCTGCAGCTACGCCGGCCTGTCAGTGCCCCTGCCGACCATGAGGTCCGCGAGCTGCGCGCCGTCGCTGATGACGCGCCCGACTGGGAGGCCGAGGACGAGGCCCGTGAGGAGCAGCCTTGATTGATGACCTGTTCGACTTCGCGAAGCGCAACGGCGTCAACGTGAAGTACGGCGACCTCGGTCGCCGCAGGGGGGAGTACAGGCACAGCCACAATCTGATCGTCATCAACCCGCGCATGTCCGAGGTGCTGCAGCGCTCCACGCTCGCCCACGAGCTCGGGCACTGGCACCACGCCGACGAGTGGACCGACGACCCGCGCACCCTCGCCGCGCGCGAACGGCGGGCAAACGAGTACGCCGCGCGGATGCTCATCTCGCCCGTCGACTACGCGCTCGCCGAGCGCGCTCACGGCCCGCACGTCGGCGCGATCGCCCGGGAGCTCGAGGTAGCCACCTACGTCGTCGAGGCATGGCAGGGCATCCTCGGCCGCGCTGTCGCCGCGCCGGCGCCGGTCCGGCGCTACCTGAGGGCAGTCTGACGTGGCTCCGCGCCGCGCCTTGCGAGCCGTCCCCGACGCTGGACGGCGGGCCCTAGGCATCGTCCGTGTGTCCAAGGAGGGTGGCCGCGGCGAGCGGCTGCTGTCGCCCGAGCTCCAGCGCGCTTCCATCGAAGACCACGCCACCCGCCACGGGTACAACCTCGTCGAGTGGGTCGAAGCCATCGACGAGTCTGGCTCGCGTGCGAAGTCTGCGTGGTGGCCGCGCCTCGACGCTGCGATCGCCCGCGTTGAAGCTGGCGACGTCGATGTCATCGTCGCTTGGGAGTTCTCCCGCTACGCCCGCAACCGGCTGCGCTGGAACGTCGCCCTCGACCGCGTCGAAGCGGCAGGGGGCCGCCTCGAGTCGGCTACCGAACCCATCGACGTCACCACCGCCGCAGGCCGATTTCAGCGCGGAGTGCTCGCAGAAATGCACGCGTACCGCGCGGAAGCGATCGGCGAGTCCTGGCGCGACGTACAGGCATCCCGTGTGCGCCGCGGCCTACCGCCCGGGGGCAAACTGCCGTGGGGCTGGCGGTGGGAGGACGGCGCCGTCGCCCCGGACCCCGAACGTGCGCCGTACATCGTCGAGGCGTACCGCAGGTACATCGCCGGCGCGGGCATTCGCGACCTGACCCGGTGGCTCAATGCCTCCGGCATCAAGCCGATGCACGCCGACACATGGGAGCAGTCGACGATCACGCAGTGCCTGGACTCCCCGGTACACGCCGGGATGGTGGCGTACCACGGCGAAGTGCACCCGGGCGCTCACGAGGGGCTCATCGACATCGCCACGTGGGAGGCGTACCGGCGAGAGCGCGACGCGCGCGCCACCGAACGACAGGTCAAGCGTCGATACCTGCTCTCCGGCATCGCGCTGTGCCCCTGCACTCCAGCAGGCACGCCCATGAACGGGTTCACCGTCGCGAAGACGTCCCGTGCGCGCGGCAACCGGCCCCGGCCGCCGTTCGTCTCCTACCGGTGCGTCACGCTCGGTCGAACGGACGGACACGGCCCGTGGTCGATGACGCGGACCATCGTCGAAGGCGCCCTCATGGACTGGCTCCGCGAACTCGCCGCAGACGTCGAAAACCGCATCCCCACCGCCGCGCTCTCCACTGACACCGCCGCAGCGGAGGCGAAGCGCCTACGCACCGAACGGGACAAGCTCGACCTCGCGCTCACGAACCTCACCGTGCAGCACGCCACCGGCGTCGTCCCCGAGCAGGCATACATCGCCGCACGCGACCAAATCACCGGCAGACGCACACAGCTGCAGGGAGAGCTCGAGGCCGCCGAGCGCCGCGCCGTCGCCGTGCCCAACGACCCGTCACGCGTAGCGCGCGAGGCCCTCGACGACTGGGACGAGCTCCCGATCGACACGGCGCGCACGATGATCCGGCAGCTGGTCCGCGGCGTCGTCGTCGACTATGAGCACCGCACCGCGCGGGTCTGGCCAGTCTGGGAGAGCCGCCGGCCCGGCGCCTAGGGTGCGACGTCAGCGTTCCCCGAGGCGGGCGGAAAGCCTGGAACCGACTCGCTCCACTCAGAGGACGGCGCTTCGCGCGCGTCGCCCGGTGCGGCGGCACCGACCTCCGCGAAATAGCCCGTTGCGGGCATTTCGAATGTAGTGGTCTCGAGCGCGACCCTCTCGGTAAGCGCGCCTTCTCCCACGTTTAGTCTGTCGGCACTGTGCAGATCTCGGATCCCCTCAAGGACCACGATCGTCGTCGCCATAACGAACGCAACCAGGGGCACGGCAGCGCTATACCGTTCGCGGAGGCCGAAGATTCGAGCACCATCGCGGCGCTCGGGGTAGTGGTGAACTACGTCGCCATAGATCCATGCCATCGCGAGTTGCAGCTCGTCCATCGTGCCGCTCTCGCCGGTGGTTGCGTTGTGAACCATGACCCTCATGCCGGGCTCGCGGTCAGCAATTCCCTCGTTGGTGCGGCGATTCCATTGATCGAGGACTCTCTTCGTCCAGTCCTTCACATCGGCCCCGCGATCGAAGTACTTGATGGCATTCAGGACTGACGGGAGGTGGCAGTGCTCCTTGGCGAGCAGGATGGGCCGCACTCGCGCTGCTGCGGACTCGACGACCTCCTCTGGCGGGAACTTCTGACGCACTCCAACTACGCGACCACCTTGCACCAAGAAAGTGAGGGGTCCGTTGGACAGTTCCGCGAGGCGGTCTCTGTCGGAGGCGAGTGAATGAGCTTCAACCCGGCGCGCGCGGATCACAAAATCATCAATGCGACGTTGCTGCAGTGCGGCTACACGGTCGTCGGCGCGCTGCGGGTCGTCCGTGGTCATGCCCACAAGCATGCCCGACGTGTGACGTTGATAGCCCGTGGCGACGCCGGCGGCGGTACCGACCCGACGTGACCAACAGCCGACGAAGGCTGGCAAGGCGGGCGCGCAGTCAGCGCTCAACGAGCTCATGCCCGCCGGGCGAACGCCCAGCCGTGCCGCGCACTCCCTCGATCAGGCAAGACGTGCATGTATCCCGACGCGGATAACGGATGTTGTGCATGAGTCGGCGGCCACGGAGTTAGAACGGCGGCTCGGTGCTCCACGGGTCGTGCATGCCGAAGATGGACCGCCAGATCCGCACGGCCTGATTAAAGGAGGCGGAGTCGACGGAGGGCGCATTGCTTACGACGTCGACGGTGTGCGGACTACGCACGTCGCTCGCATCGAGGGCCTTGAGGTCGTCGTCATCAGAGTAGGGCGCAACCCCCCGTGCCGTCACCGCCCACTGCGGAGGGCACAACTGGATGATCCTGTGCCGTGCCGCGCTCGATGCGCCGGCCACCATGGTCTCGGAGATGCGTTGGAGCCAGGTTCCGACGTCGAACTCAGCGCTCACTCCCTCGTTGCGGAGCGCTTTGAGTACATCGAGGACTACGTCGTCCGTCGGAACGCCTTCGTCCCACGCCACTGACGCGATCCGATAACCCTTCTCAGACTGCACCTCGAAGAATAGGTCGGAGTCGTCGAAGTCGTTCGGTACGTAGCTGAGGCGGAGGTAGGCGCCGCTTCCCGCCCCCATTTCGGCTCGTGGGCCGTGAACGTCGTCCACGACGCCGTTCTCAGTTGCCAGCTTCAGCGCCGCGATGACGTCGCTCCGCGTTGGCTCCTCGCCGTTCAGCCCCAGCCGCCGGTACGTACCGGCTTCCTGCTCCATGTCGGCGAGCCGGCGCGCCCGCACTCGCTCGCTGAGGTCACGCAGCGAGGCCACCTCCTGCCGCAGTCCCGCCACTGTCTGCGACGTCTCCTCGCGGACACGGCGGACGTCTTCGCGCACTGCAGCTGTCTGGACACGCGTGTCCTCGACGTCCTCGCGCACGCTGTCGACCTGTCGAGTCAGCCGCTCTGAGGCCCATGCGATGGGCGCAATAAGGAGGATCGCCGCACCGACGTTGGTTAGCACCGCTTCCCACCAGCCAGACATGTCACCAGGAAGCAAGTTTGGAATTATCCACGATGCGGCGAGGACTATCGCCCCCAGCCCGAACGCCGCAACGGCGATCCACCAGTGCTTGAGCCACGCGGTGAAGGTGCGCAT